AAGCTCATACACCCCGCCGTTGCGAAAATCAAAGATAAAATTATTTAACATTTTGAGATCTATTCCTCAAAATAGGTAACATGCTCATTCTACGTAATACATAATTCAATAACACTACATACTGTTGACTTATGCCTTTAAATTGCACCCTATATAATGAATCTACGAAGCTATCAGATAAACCAATCATCCTAAAAATAACTGTACTGCTAGAATCCATTCTTACTCTAAATTGCTTATCACTAGCTAGTAAAAAATTATTTCTTAATATATTAAAAAAACGTAAATATACTTGCCACGTTATAGGTTTATCTAAACCAGCAATATCACGTAAAGTCAAATCCAAATGAAACATAGTGTTTATTTTCTTCTCTGCATTATTATTATCCATATCAATACTGTACACGATACTCTTAATTATTGGATAAGGATATTTACTATTGGATTTTAAATTAATCGTCTTTTGTTTTACTTTAAATTGATAATCTACACTTAAAGGAATTAAACCAAAACCACCGAACTGATTTGGTGTGTGTAACCAAATTTTAAAAAACTGATTTTGTTTAAATTGTTTTTGAATTAAACTCTTGTATACCACCCTATTCCTAAACGCTAAATTAAATTCTCTAATTACCAGTTTTTCAAATTCATCAGCGTCCATTAAAATTCTATCAGCAAACTCTTTCCAAACTGAAACTATAGTATTTAGTTTGTTGCTTATCGTATTGTTTCTATAATCTGGATAGGACCACGCAACACTTGCAAATGCTCTAGCTGGATACTGGAATACCTCAGTATATGTACACATCATTTTTAAAATCTCAAATTCAGTAGCTGACTTCCAATTCTTTTCAACATTAACTTTTGCTCCAACATTTTTATAAGCCTCAGATAATAAAGTTAAATTAACATTGTTCTTATCATATAAGACTGAATCATCACCTCTAGCATACAATACTTTAACCGGTAACATCTTACCAACTAATTTAGAATATACAACATTCACTAAAGTATCAAAAAAAGCTGTCATGTACATCCCACTCGGTACACCTTTACTCCAATACCCTAATTTAATGCCATCAACATCAAAAACAGGCATCTTAGTGTGACATTTACGTAACATATTTATAATATTCTTCTCCTCTGGCATAGTTAATTCCAAATAATCATAAAATAAATAATATAATTCAAATGAAACATGGTGGTCAAATGAATCAAAATCTAATGGTATAAAGTAACCACCACGCTCCTGCCTAATAAGATTAATCACTTTGTTTCCAGAACTAACCAATCCTAAGATTTCACTATATTGCGGTTTTAAAAATAAAAATTTATCAATAACATATTTTTGTAGAACATATAATCCAAAAGGTACATTAATTATATATCTACCTTTCACTCCTTTCTCATCCGATTTTACAAAAGCATGAAATCCTTCGCGTAATATCTGTTTCACATCACATAATTTAAGTAATTCTCTATCTGATAAAGTTAAAGCCACACCCAATTTAGTTTTCAGTTTTTCATATTTATCCTTCTCAAGCACTGTCAACTTACTATATTTACTGCTGCCAGAGTTAATCCAAGTGCCTCTTGCTAATAGATATTCTGTAAAATTTTTATAATCAAAGTTTCCTGGAATAGTTACACCAAATAATTCGGAAAATATGCTATTAATTTCTACTTTGTTATAAACCACTCTATCATATTCATTATCTTTATCTACAAGCCAACCTGGTATATCATTCTTAAAAACTCTGTCCGAAGATTTCGGATAACCAACTAACGTTTGTAGATCTATAAAATTTATGCAATTTTCAACAGGATAAACTCGTAACAAACTTCCTTTAACATAATTATTTAAAGCTGAAGTGACTTTAGCAAACTCCGTTGGTTTTAACCTCGCTAATAAATTACATAATGAATTACTAGAATAAGACACGTTTCTACTTCTATTAATAAGCTCAAAATAATTACGTAATACCGACCTCAACGTACCATCGTTGATTTGAGTACTACGTACATCACCAATAAACTTCCATTCATAATCTTTCCTACGCAAAACTTTCCTATGGAAATTATTTTTAAAAGTCAGATCTAAATATCCCCTAATATAATAAACAACAGCCAGATATATGGGGACTAAACCACCTGGCCTACTTAAAGTCTCATTACTCGGATTTGACACTCCGAAATTTAATGAGCTTATTCATATAAGTATCATTAATTTTAGTCGGTACATTTACCCTTTCTACTATATAATCATTAATATTTCTAATTTCTGGTAAACCATAGATATTATATAAAACATATTTAGTAACAGCACCATAAACATCGACCTC